AAAGATAAGAGTTCGGTCAGAGAAAAACCCCAGAATATACCCGGCACAATAATGAATAATGAATAATGAGTACATGATACAGGATACAACCTCCCGAATTTATTATTAAGTTTCTTAGAGCCGCTACTAGCGGCGCATTTAAGCAGCTCTGAATATAATTACTTAACCTGGCGCCGGTCAAGAACATCGGTCACATTCTGACCAAACTGAATAAATAAAAACCTGCCCTGGGTTCCCAAGGCAGGCTTGCCCTATTAGTACTGGTCGATAACGTCAGCTACTGTGTTCTCTGCTAACTCTAAATAGGCTGTAGTATTAATCAGCTGCCTGACAGCGTGCTTACTCATATCATCATCTGAGAGATTGCAGATAATCTCAATCTTTATCTCAGCTAATTTTCTGTGTAAGTCTAGTAGCATTTCAAAGTCCATTATATCACCTCCTTCTCTTATTTGTGTAAGATTTCTTTTACGAATTTTTCGCTGGACATACCAAGCTCTACTGCCCGCTTGTCAATCCAGTATTGTATCCACGTTTTAATCTCTGCTCTTCGCAGCCGTTTCGTGTGAACAATCTGGACTTCCCGCCCGTTATGCTTAATAATCATATCGTAACCTCCACAAAAAAAATAACCGACAGGTGGACTGTGTCCACCCATCGGCTTATAAGATTATTTGCAGGTTTTATCGAATATCGCCTGCGCAGCTTCCCGGTTCATGCCTGTGTCCATTAATGCCTGTATAAATTCGGCTTCTTTAACCGATTTTTCCGCAGGCTTCCGTACGGACCATTGACCATCTGGACCAGAAATTTGTTCCCACACACTATTAATGGTGGTAAAACTAGGTTCTCGACCTGCGCAGCTATCGCCTAATTTCTGACTCAATCCATGCAATGCTGCCCGTAACATTACAGTCTCATTTAGGTCATTCAACTGATAAATTTCCTTTTTGCCAGCAATTTCAATTACCAGCACACCTTGTTCCACGTCCACAGTCTTTTTCATTTTTCGAGCTGCCATGATTTTACCCTCCTTGGGATTCGAGCATTAACTGGTAGATTCACCAGCTGGCGGATTGTCCGCCGTTCATATATATACTATCGGATATATTTTGAAAAACTTTAGCGTTTACTGGAAATTTTTTCAGTTGTTACATAATTGTCACCTCCGTGTAAATGGTTGCTGTTTCCTTATATATAGCTTATCGGATATTATCCCAGAAACTTTAGCATATTAGATAATTATAATGTGGTTGTACTTCTATTCACAACCAGCACCCTGCGCCAGTGTACTGTATGATGTATTAAGTATATTGTATATTAAATACTATATATTATATATCTTATAATGTATAAAGTATATTATATTATGTATAAAGTATACATGGGTGCCTCCGCTTGTGAAAACAATCACAAGGTGTGTGGTTGTGCTGATTGTATATTATATGCTGTATATTGCGTGCAGTATATTGTCGGCGGTGGACTGTATATTGTCGACTGTATACACGGGCAGGTATAAGCATATATTTAAGGCCCCCCATAAGCCCCCAATGGGTACTGGTGCGCGCTTTAGATAGGACCCTTGCGATACGCAGCAATAAAATAACTAAAACCAACTGGTTGTTTGTAAACAGTGATAAAATCAGTGATAAATCACAGACCGGCGCCACATATCTGGAAATTTACCAGTAACAAAAAGTAAATATATCTGAAACCAACTCACCCACCTTGTGAAATACATCACACCCACTGAGATCGTCGGGTAAAGAGTTCGGTCATATTGTGACCGATCTTCTGGTGGTTGGTTCCAATTAGTCTATCCAAATTATTTTCGTCAGATTGCATTTTTTCCTTGACTTCCTTAGCCAAACGTGGTATAACAACCTATGGTTGTTTAAGCATTTACCAGTCAAAAGTTCCACTCAAAAATCACCAAGCTGTTAATCCATCTTGGCGCATAAAGCAGTTTATTGCTGCTATCAGTCCCGTATCAAACTTCCACGACCTTTCACCGTGCTCCAGACTGGGGATTTCCTGGCTTACCACTTCCGTCTGCGGGTCTGACCAACCAGCAGTTAGCAAGCCTCCTTTACCCTGGTTGAAGTAAGGCATCGCTACTGGCTATAGCGTTATCTGTATTGGCCTGGTGGCAGCACTAAGTTACTTTATCGCAAACCCGGCGACGGGTATAAGATTATAAATAATTCAGGAGGATAGAATGCGAAGTTTAAAAGCTATATTTGCAAGTATTGGCGGCGGGTCTGGTGGGTATGCTCAAGATATGCCACTAATCCCCGGCCAGCAGGGCAGTACGGCGGGTGATGCTACCATTGATACCAGCGACATGAAGATTATCTATATCGTTGGTGCCTGTAACGTGTATGTAGAAAGTGATACCACACACGTTATTCCAATCGCAGCCTCCGGCCGATTTGCAGTTCATAAATGCGCCAGTATCCATGTGTCGGCTGCTGTTAAGTACGCCTGGGCATAGACTTGGGGGCGATGCTCTGAGTGTGGGAACGCCGGGCAGTTGGGTCGTGCCGGGTATTTGATTCGTTATGAGTGGCTTGGGTAATGCCGTTTTGTTTCTGTAGTATAGTGATTGCCGATGACTGTGTGTTGGGGTGGACCAGGCGGGCTTTTGCCCGGCGATTAGGATTAATTTTAATTAGTTGATATTGTGAGGAAACTATACTATGTGGTTAGTGATGAAAAAACTATTGATTGTATTACTGCTGCTATTGTTTGCCGTACCATGTTTTGGAGCGACGCTTTCCTGGGATGCTCCCACAGAGGGAACGCCAACAGGCTATATTATTTATTATAACGAATTCAGCTAGGATGTCGGACTGGTAACAGAGATTGTTGATTGCGAGTCAGTTCTTAATCTGATCCCTGAGATTGAATATACCATGCATGTAACGGCCTATAATGCCATTGGTGAGAGTGGCCCAAGCAATGAGATCACTTATATTAGACAAGCGTATGTGCCTGTTGATACTCCGGCACCGACTCTTATACTCATACAACCACCTGTTACGATTGTGATACAATGAAAACGACAGTTGTAAATGATATAACCCGACCAGATCTGTGGAACTTTGCTCAAGATAAACTTGATGCAGAAGGCCAGGCTATTCCTATCCTCGATGCAGATGGTGTTGATACCGGCAAAGTTGAGCAGGAATATACGGTCAAGGCCATTGTCGATAAGGCCTCGATTGTTGATTATGATATTGTTAAGCGCAAGTCTGCCAAAGGCATAGCCGAGTTTCGCAGTTATGCTGAGCAGACTGAAATATGGCATGAGATTGACGGGAAGAAGTTTAAACTTGCCGACCATGCTTTTTACCTGGAATACCTGGACGGTGAGAAGTGGATACGTTCGAAGGGGAGTGCTACCCAGATTGACGAAACCAGTATTGAAGCTCAGGATGACATTATCCGGGCTGATGTTGATTCTGAAACCGGCAAGTATACTTTTACCCTGGGGAAGAAAGGTTACACGATTCGGGGTGTGTGGGTAATCAGGCGGTATGATGTTTACGGCGATTGCTTTGATGACCTGCGGCTAGATACCTCGGATTATACCGGCAATATTGATGATAGCGATTGGGTCCAGGACGTTCGGACGATAGTATTTGAAAGTAAGGGGATCAAGGATAAGCTGGTTGTTGATCCTTACATTTCTATCGCCACCAGTTCAACCACGATCACCTGCACCTTTGATTCTGGGGATGCAGTTGTCTGGACGATTTCTGACGAAGATGCCGTATTAAAAGAATCGAATACCCTTAGAGCCGTTATTCATGAGAATTATTTTGAGTGGACGGTTTACGATGAGTATATGGTTCGCTGGCAGCATGATACCGGAGCCATTACGACAGGAGCAGCCTTTACCAGCAATACCTACTGTACCGATGCAAACAAGGTGCAGATAGGTAGTTATAATTATTACTTCTACCCGGCTACCAGTGCGAATGATACCAACAGTACAGCCCTAGCAGCAGAATTAGCTGATATTACCATCACTCAGAATACCGGCTCGGCGGTAACTGATCGACACTGGCCGGGAAAGATAGCTTCTGGAACTAGCGGGGCTTGCTATGACGGTGCTTTCCACGTAACCAGTGATTCAAACAACGCTGGCAAATTTACGATGGACAGGGCACGGGCTTTGTTTGCTACGGTAATTGAGGATCGGCCGGTTATGAGTGGTGATCCTGCTAGTCCGACCACACACGATACCTGCCGTTTGAAATGCGGTGATAATACAGCCAGTTCGACGATAGTGGCGGCAACCGGAAGTAACGCTAATTGGGAGGCAGTATCAGACGGTGCTAATCGCAACACCAATACCAGTGGGGATCATGTAGACGGAGCTAGTGGTAGCGGGTTAAATACTCAGGACGGCACAGCTTATATTGATATGTCTTTGACCGGCCATGCCAATGCCTTCTTTAAGACTGGTGCAATCAAGATCGGGATGCAGCCACAGTTCAGTTATGACGACGCTGCCGATCAAACATTATTCCATGTTTATATCAGCGCCAATGATTACCTGATGTGTTGGTATGATGTTGGCAATGATCGCTTTGAGTTTATCGTTGCGTGGGGTGGAACAACGGCAACTGTTAATCTTACCGCCCATACTGTTGATGGAACATTGCAGGTATTTGATACAATCTGGTGTGCTTGGGATAGTGACAACAATAATATCGCTATCTGGAATGGTCGTGAAACAGATGTTGACAGTAACAGCGGAACGCCATCAGCCAGCAACCCATCTAAATTCACCATCGGGGCCAAGCAGGATAGATCATTGCCTGGTGATTTTATTCTTGATGATCTGTTGACCTTGAGTGATTGCATCAGAAATCATGGCACATTCATCCCTGCCAACATAATCAGCGGGGATGTGGGCTATGACATGGCGCATGATGATATATTGCTTTATTGGGATGGTTCAGATTGCATAGGTACAAATGTACAGATTGGGGGGGTGCAAGGAACATTAGGTAGTAGTAATACTGGTGGAGTAACTAGCTTTCCGACAAGTGGTGGTATAGATGGAAGTGGGTATTTTGATAATGGTGGATATGCTGGAGATAGATTCTTATCTTTTCCTGTCACATTAAATGATATTGTCAATTTTTCTAAAGGGTCTAGTTCGTTTTGGATTTATTTTACCGAGACAAGGGGGTCTAGAGGAATTTTTACGTTGTATGTGGATGATGACAATTATCTCGAAATACAAACAGGTTCCGATCAAGACACAATATACACTGCATACAGGGCAGGTGGAACTGGATCTCCCTTATCTCGTAGTTTGTCTCAGACCTTAACATTAAATAAATGGCATCATTTTTATGTAAAATGGGAGTCGGGTGATTATGGTCATAAGGTGATAATAAATGGAATCTTAGAAGTTGCATATAATACTTTTACGGGTACTTTTTCTGGTAGCACTGGTTATATATATCTTGGCAAAAGACATGATTCATATTCTGGAGATGTTTATATTTCTAAAGTCACCATCACTTCCAACCACAACACCCCGCAACTCTGGACAGCTAACGGAAAGCCTTTGATATTGATGGATTTCAAGAGTGAGGTGGCCTGATGGCTACTACACCAATACAACCAGGCGAATCTGACGGCTACCAAATAGTCTACCTGCCCGATGGCTCATTGCTGGTAACACAGTTTGAAGCGCTGGCTGCTGATGATGTTATTGAGTGGGATGATGAGTTTGCGGCGGGTAGTGGAATTGACGAGACTGGCAAACTTATTTTAACCAGTTCTACTTTATCATTACTAGATACACAGGCGCATAAAGATATACAAAAGTTGGTAGCAGTTGTTTCTAGCTTTTCAACATCTGATATACAGGAGTATAGTGACCTACGGAAATTAATTATTGTAACATCTGCGTTTTCAGTAGTTGATGCTCAGGGGTTTTTTGAGATACAAAAATTAATATCAATCGCTTCAACATTAGTTGCTACTGACTCACAAATATATAAAGATTTGCAAAAGTTAGTTGAAGTAGTAGCTACGCTGTTAACGACTGATGTTCAGGTATATAAAGAATTGCAAAAAGCAATAGCTGTAATTTCTGTAATTTCAGTAAAAGATACTCAACATTATAAAGATTTACAAAAACTAATTGCAATTACAACTACTCTTTCAGTAACTGATTCATACGTTAGGACTGAACGTGAGAGACAAGTTTTAATTGCTGCAGTATTTGCAGCAGTAGACCATCAATCGTATCTTGAAGTTGAAAAATTAGTTGGTGTAATTACGACACTGTATACAGAAGATTTGCAGGCGTATAAAGAGCTTAACCACCAAGTTTTGCTTACGTCTACAGTAAATAGTATTGATACTCAGAGTTTTGTTGAACAATTACTTATTGCACTTACATCAGTAGTTTCTCAGTTTGACCTGCTATCATATAATGAGCGGAATCGAGAGATTCCCATAACGGCAACAATTACAGTTACTGATGTTAGAGCATATATAGATATTCTTGAAATTTTACTGTCTGCTACTGTATCTCAAGTTGATGCACAAGCGTATAAAGATATTATTAGTATTTTAGTTGCTAGCGATGTTTCGGTTAATGTGGTACAAGATTATAAATTTATTGGCACTATACCCATATCATCAATACTTACTGCGACAGATTTTACCTTTTATATTGAGGAAGGTATAATCTCTATTACTTGTGCAGTTTCAGCGATAGATGCAACTGGGGTATTTATTGTAGGAGATGCGTATGTTACATTTACTCTTGCAGCCCGAACAAAAGATTTTGCTTTAATCAAAAGGATTAAAGAATTTACTCGAATTTAACAGGAGGTTTATTATGCTAAACAAAGTTTTTCCGAAACTCCCAGGGTTCCCAAGTCACATGAGTATTGATTCCGAAAATTTAAACAAGCAATTGCTTGGGTATGTTCGAGCTGTTCATCGAGATGCTGCAGGTAGTATTATCTGGGAAAATGCTGCTGCATTAATTAATCAAGGTGAAGAGCACGTACTTAAAGGCTGGGTACAGGGAGTTGCTAATTCTATCCCAAGTGGTTTTAAGATTAACCTTGTTACTGATGATACTATTGCTGAGGCAGCTACTACATTCACTGTAGTAACAGGTACAGGATATGCTGAGGTGTCAGTTGCACGTGATACAACTGACTGGACGTATGGTACTGATTCTGATGATTCTACGGTAACTACCAAAGACTGTGTATTTACTGCATCTGCGGCTGATTGGGATACAGCTAAAATTGTAGTTTTGGAAGCAATTTTGAATAGTGTGGATACGCTTATTGCATATGCTGACTTATCTCAAGATCGTACAGTTGGGAATGGTGAAAGTTTAACTGTAAGTGTTATTTTGAAACTTAGTTAAGGAGGTTGCTGTGTCATTAGGTACATTTACTAAGCAGCCAGCAGAAAAGTTTGTTATTGCATTTTCTTTTGCTGATGAGTTAGGTGATGACGAAGCTATAGTTATTAACTCCAGTACTGTAACTGCTATGGATAATACTGGAGTTGATGTGACTGCTGACGTGCTTGAGTCAATTACAAAGGTACTTGCTGACACAGCAATTAAAATTCAAGTGAAAGCAGGAACTGTGGAAAAGGCTCCGTACAAGCTTACTGCACGGGCTGTAACAGATACTTCTCCTGCTAATTTATTTGAATTAGATATTATCATGAAAATAAAAGAATTGTAAGTTGGTAGTATACTTGTTTGGTATTTTAATAGTTCGGTCACAAATTGACCAATGTTCTTGAAAGGAAAGTAAGATGAAGGTTATGTCATTCTCTGGAAATCCGCAGTTAGCGTTTCTTCCTGACGGTAGAGATATGATGGTAATTACAGACTTTAGTTTTGCCGATACTAAACGTATTTGGACTGCTAAAGCTGGCGGAGTAATTAATGGTGCAAGTATTCCTCCATTTCTATGGTCAGTAGTTGGGTCGCCATTTATAGGACTATATAGAAATGCTGCTGTTCTGCATGATTATTTCTGTGGAACTAAAACTGAGCCATGGCGAGATGTTCATCAGATGTTTCTTATGGCAATGATTGTTAGTGGTGTGCGTGAGTCGAAAGCGCATTTGATGTATAAAGCAGTTTATACCTTCGGTCCTCGCTGGGATAAACATGGTGACAGCTTACAGCCGGAAGTTTGGGAAGATGATTTTGAATTAAATCTGATTGGTGGATAGTATGGATGAGGTTTATGAAGACTGGTCGTTAGATGAAGATGAAGGTTTTATTGATAGGGGTGGTGCACACAATCCAGTAACTATTGATACTGAAGTAATTTATGACCTATGTGAGCAAGGTTACAATAGGAAGGAGATGGGAGAGTATCTAGGAATTTCTCAGCCTACCTTACGACGTAAGATTCATGAGATTCAAGAGACTCAGCAGATACTACTTAAGTATCGGACACTTCAGTCACTAGAATTAACAGCGTTACAGTCTCGGGTACTTGAAGCAATATCTGAGGAGAAGATAAATGAAGCTCCTCTCAGAGACTTAGTATTTGCATTTAAGATTTTGAAAGATAAGGAACTTGTTGTGGATGGTAAACCGAGTGAGATTAAGGGACTTGTTGGTTACTTGATCCAGTTAGAAAAAGAGGATGCAGCATGTAAAGACCCTATTGAACTTGATATCACACCAGAGGATCATCAATATACTGACGAGGGCGAGAAGTTACCAGATTTATAAACTGAGAGTAGTAGGAGTAACTAATGACTTTACTAGAGAGAGCAATGGCGATGCTTGGTAAAAGTAAGAAATCCAAGGAGGATGGTGTACAGAAGGCCAAGAAAGCACTGAAAGGGCGTGATCGTACTATTGATGCACAGATGCGAGCTGCCCTTGGCAAAAAGCCTCGGAAAAAGAAGCTGGCTAAACCGGCAAAATAGGGCAGTGACTATATCGTATTGTCCATAACCGTGTTTCTGTCGGTCAAATATGGACGTGGTAGCATTATATATAAAAATGAATGCTACGGTGTGTCTAAAAATTTTATGGCCGTTAGGATTGCGTTCCATGTTACAATTATGTAACCTAACAACTGATCAAATACATTAACAGTTCGGTCAGAATGTGACCGAAGTACTGGAGAAATATGAGTGAGTTTATAGCTAGTAAAATTAAAGCGTGGCGTGACTCACCACTACTGTTTGTTTCTGAATGTATTCAGTGTGTACCTAGTTCACAGCAAGCTGAGGCTTTAATAAAGTTTGCAAAGACAAAGAGGATGACAATCAGGTCTGGGCATGGAACTGGGAAGGATGCAACTGCGTCATGGCTTATTATCTGGTTTCTTGTTACTCGACTGTATGCAAAAGTAGTGTGTACCGCACCAACAGCCAGACAGTTATCAGATGTACTTTGGTCTGAGTTGTCAAAGTGGTTGCGTCAAAGTGTTGTTGCCAGTGAATTTGTTATTCAGAAAGATAAGATTTATCACAAGCACGCGCCTAAAGAGTGGTGGTGTAGAGCAGTATCTGTCTCAGCCAGGGCTTCAAAAGAAGAGCAGGCTGAAACACTTGCTGGCTTTCATGGCGATCATATGCTGATTGTGGTAGATGAAGCATCTGGTGTAAATGATCCAGTATTTATTCCACTTGAGGGTGCTATGACTCAGGAGGATAATAAGTGTCTACTAATTGGTAATATGACAAAGAATGCTGGGTACTTCTATGACTCACATTACCATGCTGAAATTAAGCATAAGTGGACTAGGTTGCATTGGGATTCTCGGGAGTCTACGAATGTAACTAAAGATATGGTTCAGTACTTTATTGATAAGTACGGGGAAGATTCAAGTGTATTTGCTGTTCGTGTAGCTGGTAATCCACCACATACGGATGATAATTGTTTAATTCCGCTGGCGTGGAGTATACAGTGTGTTGGTAATGAGATAGGTATTCCAGAGGATGAGCCACTATACTTTGGTGTAGATGTTGCTCGTTATGGTATTGATGATAGTGTAATTCTACCACGTCGAGGTAACTGGATATATGACTGGAAGGTATACCATGGGCTGAATACTATTTCATTAGGTGGTGAGATTGTTGTGCAAGCTGTTGATATGGAAGCTGAGGGTGTAGCAATAGATGAGATTGGAATTGGTGCAGGTGTTACTGACTGGTTAATTAAGCATGGTCAGATTCCAACCTTTGGTGTTAATGTTGCGTGTGCTTCTAGCGATGTTAAAAAGTACCATAAACTAAGAGATGAACTATGGGTTAGGGTTAAAGATAAGTGTATGAAAGGTCAGTACAGATTTCCTGGTGGAGAACTTGGGGATAATCTATGTAATGAGCTTGCGTCAGTTGGTTATGACTTTAATACTTATGGTGGATATGTAGTTGATAGTAAAAAATTACTTCGTGGTAAGGGTAAAGCGTCACCGAATATTGCAGATGCGTTATGCTTAAGTGAGTACTTTAGTAATATCGCCACAGCCGTATTCAGTAATAAGCGAAAGAAGCGGTATCGTAAGCAAAAAGATAATAATCCTTATTCCTGGATGGCGGTATGAAACTGACAATAGAGAAGGCACTTGAGTGGTTAGGTGATTGTGAGAACAGTATACCAGAAACTACTTGGCGTAAAGAGTCAGCAGAAGATTATAAATTTTATGCTGGTAATCAAGATACACCACTTGTACGAGCCCGGCTATTTGAGCAGAACAGGCCAAATAGTACATTCAATCAGATTAAACCTAAGATTGATATGCTGATTGGTATTGCTGCACAAGCTCGTAGTGATGGTAAGATACTTGCTGTTGGCGAAGAAGACCAGCCCCTGGCAGAAGTGCTAGATGGAACACTCAGGCATTTTAGACGTAATACTAGAATGAAGCAGAAAGAGCAAGACTGCTTTGCGCATACAGTTAAGTCTGGCCGGTCTTTGCTATATTTTTGGATTGATAAGAGTAACCCGTTCAAGCCGACACCAAAAGTTAAGCGTATACCTGGTTTTCAGTTTGGTATTGATCCAGAATCTATCGACTTAGACTTATCAGATGCTCGTTATATTTATATTGATAAGTGGATTGATGAAGATGAGTTTAAAGAACTCTTTCCGCAGTCAACTAGAGAGATAATCTCTTCAGTTGGTGATCGTTATCCTGATACACCTGAGTTCTTTAATGAAGCATCAAAGAAGTATCGTATTGTTGAGATGTGGTATAAGTCCAGAGAGAAAGTTGTCTGGTTTCTGAATCCCATCACTCAGAAAGAAGAATGGCTATTTCCTGCAGATTTTATTAAGTTTCGTAAAGCACTGATGGAAGGTGTTCCACTTCCAGATGGACAGACATTTCGAGCAACTTCGCCTGATCAAGTACCTGGTATTGGTACAAGAAAAGAAATCTATCGTTATCTTATCTTCAGTGCTGATGAGATATTTGAAGAAGGTAAAAGTCCATATAAGTACGAAGGTTATCCTGCAATACTGTATGGTGCATATAAGAATGATGATACCAACGCCTGGTTCAGTGCAATTACAATGAGTAAAGATCCGCAGCGGGCACTGAATACAATACGTAGACAGTTGGTGCATTTACTCCAGACACTACCGAAAGGTGTACTGGCACATGAAGTTGGTGCTATTATCAATATCGACGAGTATGAAGACCGTGGTAATGAGCCTAATTTCCATCTGGAATTAAGTGCTGGAAAATTTGACAAGTTCAAGTTTGTACAGCAGCCGGCAATTTCTCCAGTATACAGCCAACTGGATATGACCTTTGACCAGAGTGTTAAGGATGTATCTGGTGTTCAGAATGAACTAATGGGGATACAACAGTCATCCAGGGAAGCTGGTGTGTCTGTACAACTTCGCCAACAATCTAGTCTGACTGTCTTATACTTACTGTATGATAATTACCAAGACAGCAGAATTCGTGGCAATAAGCTATTTATGTCTCTACTCCAGCAATATATAACGTATCAAACTGTTGTACGTATTGAAGGTGAACAGGGCGCGCAGTTACTGCAAATTAATAACCAGATGAATCCGCAGGTTGAAGGTTTTAATGATATTTCTGCTGGTACATACGATTATGTAGTTGATGAGGTAGATGAATCACCAACTGGTCGAGTAATGATAGCACGGTTATTAACTGAGATGAATCAAAATAATCCTGGAATGATTCCTCCAGATATTATTCTTGACTATGCTAACGCACCATACTCAGTTAAACAACGAGTTAAAGCCTCATGGGAAGCAATGATGGCGATGCAAGATGCTAGGGCTAACGCAGAGACGGCTGCAAAGGTCAGCTCAGCTACGAATAAACCTCAAAATAAAGGAGAGTAAAATGTCACAGGAAATAACTGCTTTACTAGACGATCTTGAGCCAATTGTACCTGATGTAAGTGGAGGATCTGATGATAAGACTGATGACAGTACTACTGGGACTAACGATGATAACAGTGATAACGCTGCAGATGATGATGCTGGTACTGGAGACGCATCGAAAGTATCCGATGATGGAAAAGGTGCTGGTAATGATGATGGCGATAGCACTACTACTGGTGATGTTGACGTTGATCCCCTAGTACAAATGAAAGCAGATCAAGACGAACTGCGGCAAATGCTCAGAGTATCCCGGCGTGATAATGCTACAATGAAAGCTAAGTTGGACAGGTTAGGTGCAAAACCAACTGTGGGTGAAGAAGAGTTTGATGCTGATGGAAATGCTATTGAGAAAAAAGTTGAGTTATCTCGAATTGAAGAACTCCAGGGCACATTGCAGAATATCAATGATACTCGGGGAGCAAGTCTAGAAATTCTTGCAACACAGATGTCAGAAACAAAGCAGTATGCTGATATTGCTGATGTTTGTTCAAGGCATAATATGGATGATGTTATTGAAGCTGCTGCTAATGCACTTGTTGAGCAGAATGGTGGCGACATTGACGAGCTTGTGCTTGAGCTGGAAGCTAGTATCTGGAGTAAACAGAATCCGTACAAGTACTTGTATGATTTGGTGAAAACCTATCATCCTAAGTACCAGAAGGCTGATGATGGTAAGACTGGTGATAAGGGTAAAAAGTCTACCGAGAAGTCAGCGTCTAGTATACAGGACATGGGCGGAGCCGGAGATTCAAGTTCTGGTAAAGGAGGCTGGACTGCAGATAAGATTGATGCTATGCCCGAGGATGAGCTTGGTAAAGTGCCAGCAGATATATATGATAAGTATCTGGCTGGGGAATTAGATTAATTTTTAGGAGGTATATATGGCTAAAACTCGTTTTCTTACAAATGACCCACTGACCAGGAAACGCTGGGCAAGAGATTTATTTCGTTACATCTTGCCTAATGTTGAGTTTGCTGAACTGGTCGGCAAGGGTTCTGACGCTATTGTTGAGATTAAGACTGATCTTGGCAAAGGCGAGGGTGACCAGATTACTTTTGGTATTCGACTTCCGTTGACTGGCGAAGGTATTGTTGGTGATAAGACTGTTGAAGGAAATGAAGAGAAACTGCGCTTCAGGAACTTTAATATGACTATTGAAGAACTGAATCATGCTGTTGATACTGGTGGTCGTATGGATGCCCAGCGTATTCCGTACGATCTTATGACTGAGGGTAAGACTGGTCTCCAGGAATGGTGGATTGATAAACTGTCTGACTATGTGATGAACGTCTTGGCAGGCAACAGTGCTTTCCGTATTTCTGGTGAAGTATTTGCTCAGGCAATTCGTGAACCTGACGCTGATCATCATGTTGTGATTAACAACAAGTCTGAAGCTAATCTTATCAGTTCAGATACCATTGATTTGACTTACCTGGACAAACTGAAACAGCGGGCTGAGAATCCAACTGGTGGTGCATTCAAACTTCGTCCCCTTATTAAAGGTGGAAAGAAGTACTTCCGGGTATACTTGCACAATTATGTCTTTGACATTTTGCGCCAGAATACCAATGTTGGCCAGTGGGGCGATCTGCTGAGAGCTGCAAATAAATTGCAGTTTGACAATGTTGAAATTGAGTACAACGGTATGCTGATCTCAAAAACTGAGCGGCTGCCTCAGATGTACTCCAACATTTACCGTTGTGTACTGCTTGGCAAACAGGCTGGAACATGGGCCTGGGGTGGTGCTGGCGAAACTAAGTCTTCGACTATGGCGTTTGTGCCATATGAGAAGGATGCCAAGCGCTTTGTTATGATTCGAGGCGGTGGTATTTTTGGTTGCACTAAACCGTATTTTGACAGTATGGACTACGGTGTCATTACTGGTTCCACTTGGGGCGAAGCGATTTCTTAATCTGAATCGGTAGAAGGAGATAATGATGATTAGTTTTTTTAGTCACGCTGCTGCCGATAATCTCAGACTAGCTCGTAGTCGAGTAATTGAGTCTCCAGACGATGGAGTATACGGACTGATTCGTTTACCAAGGTATGCATTTCTTGTAGATGCCTGGGTACATCTTATTACACCGTATACTACTGGTGCAACCGGCTCTATTTCATTTGGTATTAGAGGGAATGGTTCTGCTACTATTCCTGCTGACTCAGTCATTATTCCAGATGTTGCAGGTTGGACTAATCTGCGGATTGGTGCCAAGTCTGTCGCACATGGGTATTGGCTTGATGAAGGTTCTGGTGCTTTTATTGCTACGTTTGACATTGGAGATTCTTCGGCAAATTGTAAACTTATAGCCTTTGCACAGTATTCTATTCTGCACTAGGCTGATTTTAATCTTTATGGATATAGGAGTATATCATGAGTATGCTTGACCTGCGTCGGCAAGACGCACGAACCAATGTACTTGAGAATCCTTTTTGGCTGACCTCAGCAATGCTTACGCCTGACGCTGATGATGCAGAAGCTGTTTTCTTTTCATTTCCAGCTGCGTATGGCGATAGTGCCTATTTGGTGCAGTCTATTTGTGTTGAAACGATTATTGCATTTGCTGGTGGTACTGTTGCTGTTACCATTGGTACTGGAACTATTCCATTGGAATCGTCTACTGACGGAGCCACAGTTACAGGTGTAGATCCTAACTTCTATTTTGAGGATTTGGCTGATACTGACCTTGGTAATATAGGTGTTGATTTTCCTGATGGCAGTGCGTATCTTACAGCACTTGCTGCAGGCTTGCATGAGACACTTATCATTACTTGTGCTGATGCTGATGTGCCAGTTATTTATGCAGCGCTTACTAGTAGCGCTGCAATTACTGCTGGTGCTGCTCGTATTCATGTACTGTTAAGTCGTATTCCGTTGCAGTAGATCGGTCAATACGTGACCGAACTATGATTGGTATTGTGGGAGTTCTATTATGACGAAAGATCAAATAATTACTGCAGCAGTTAATTCTATACAGGATGGTGCGTATGGTGAGGATGAAGTTGCTGAATTGCTTGACCAAGTTGCTGGTATGATTGGAGCACGTGTTCGGATACCAAGTACCAAATCCCTTGGTAACTTTACTGTATCCGCTGGTAACACGAGCACAAATGTATTGGCAACAGTCTTGGGGTTCTCAGCTTCGTATATCGCTACAGCACGTAATGTTACTGAGGGTGAAGATTTAAGAATCTACCCGACGTTGGAGTTGCTATTTGCTGACTATGGTGATTTTGACGAAGTTGGTCCAATTGAAGCTATATGCTTTGAAGATTTTATGGCATGGACTCAGAAGGTAGCTGTTGACGATCAAGTTATTTCTTTTATCTACTACGGGACTCCCACAATACCGACTTCTGGTGAGCTTACATGGGCACCAGTTGGCCTGCACCGGGACTTATTTGTTCATGGCTGTGTAGCGATTGCTTATGGTGAGATTGAGGATGGTAATGAGGATGAAAAAGTAAACACTGGATATAATGCTGGTAAGTTTTACCGGGCTATTGCTGACTTACAGGCGTACTACGGCAGACAACGTAAACACTTTGTTTCAGGATTTTGGGACGTATGAAAGAGCTTCCAGTAATTCAGAAGAACCGGGGCATTAATGCTGTGATTGATCCAAGGCAATTTGTCTGGACTGAGAATGGCTTTGAGTTTCTGCGTGCTGCTGTTAACGTAGACATTACTGACGGGTACAGAATTAGTAGACGTAAGGGTTTTGAGTATAAAGTACTAGGTGATGCACATAGTATATTTACTGATGGACTGTATGGGTACTGTGTTTATGAGAATAATTTAGTTAGACTAGCAGATAATCTGTCCATGCTTACCGTGCGTACAGATGTTGGTAGTGCCAAGGTTAGATACGCCGGTGCTGGGGATAAAGTATTTTATAGTAATGGAACTGTAAATGGCTTTATTCACACTGCACTGGACTATGCCTGGGCACCTGGGACGTATGCTGGACCAGATACAGTACATGAGTACGTGGCGCCACCAGTATGTAAGCATTTGGTACCACATCGAGGTAGGATGTATTTGTCAGTTGGTCCGACACTGTGGTATACTGAGCCGCTATATTATCTTGGGCTAAATAAAGCTGAAAATTTTATATCATTTGGTTCAGATATTCGTATGATTTTGTCAGTTGGCCGAACACTTTTTGTTGCTGATCAAACTACAGTACATGCTTTTATCGGTTCATCGCCAGATGATTTTGAGTCAATACCAGTATTACAGGATTATGTTATTGAGGACACTGCGCTAACGGCATACTCCCCTATGATTTTAGGTAAGGTGGTGCCTGGTCCAGTTGGATTATTTACTACTCAGAATGCTATTTACGCAGCTACTGCTGATGGTGGCTTATCTGATGTAACTGAAAATAGGCTACGCTTGCCGTATGCAAACAGTGGTAATGCGTATTTAGTAGAAAATGTATACACAGTCTTAATTGACGAGTAGGAGGTTATGATGGGATTACGACTTAGCACTGGACTTAGAAATGCTTTAATGGCTGAAATTGGGTTTAAAGGTGCAATGGCAGATGGTATACTTGAAATTTTTTCGGGTGCAATACCAGCTAATGCGGATACAACTGAAGGAGCAGGGACTAAATTACTACGTGTTACAATTGCTTCAGGTGCATTTACGTCAGGTGTTGCTACTAACGGGCTTGACTTTGATGCTCCAGCAGCAGGTGTATTGTCTAAAGCTGCAGCAGAGACTTGGTCAGGAGTTGGGTTAGCAGATGGTACTGCAGCCTGGTTCAGATTCTACTCCAATACAGTAGTTATTGGAGCAAGTACTACTACTTGCCGGTTTGATGGTACTGTAGGTACTAGTGGCGCAGATCTATTGCTTACCAGTACATCGATTGTTACTAGTGCTACGACTACGATTGATACTGCAACATTCACGCTGCCTGCGTCAGCGTAATTCAATTATAGTAGGGAGAGACTTCTCTCCCTACTACGCTACTATTAGGAAATATACAATGGCTGATGCAAATACTGCTTTATTAATTCATTCAGATACTACTGATGGCTCAACAACTTTTACTGATAGTTCTGGTAATACTCTTTCTATTACAGCAGAAGGTAATCCACAGCATGAAGTAGATCAAAAAAAGTTTGGGACTACGTCAATATACTTTGATGGAAATGATGCACTTACAACATCTTCTTCGGATTTTGTATTTGGAACTACTGATGATTTTACTATTGATTTTTGGTATTACCCAGAAGCATTTGCAAGTAATCAGTACCTCTTTGATTTTGGAACTAATGATGGAGCTTTATCCTTGCTGAATGGTGGGGTGAGGTACTACAATATAACACTAGGTACAGGTAGTGTTCTGTATTCTACCGTCCCAGCAATAACGCTTGCTGTTTGGGTGCATCTAGCTATTGTTCGGGCTAGTGGAATTACTACGTTATATCTTGATGGTGTAGCAAAAGCTAACGATACAGACGGATATGATTATGCAACACAATTATTTTACCTTTGTAGATACGGTGGTGGCGGCAACTTTTGTAATGGATACATAGATGAATTTCGTATTTCAGCTGGTATAGCGAGATGGACTTCTAACTTTACACCACCTACTGCACCATATAACGGGGAAACAACAGTCCCAGGATTTTTTCAAGATATAAAGATAACAAGACAAATCTTTTCACCAGTACTACTTGGAGGTGTTTAATTATGTCAGGTTTATTGTGTATTGCACAAACTACAGAAGTAGCGTTAGCTGCCGCAACTGCAAAAACTATAATGCAAGTTATAGCACCAGCAAACCAGCGTTTAAAACTAAAGCGTTGGGGTGTATTCTTTGATGGAGTAAGTGCAGTTGCTGAACCAGTACAAGTTCGATTATTACGTCAAACAGATGCTGGTACAGTTACATCTCTTACACCAGTAAAGCTGGTTGCTGGTAGTGAAACAGTACAAACTACTGCTGGACATACTGCTACTGTAGAACCAACAGCGGGAGATGTAATTGATATAGCAGAAGTTCATCCTCAGTCTGGCTATGAGGTTCTTATCCCATACGATATGCCTATTGAAATTCCTGGTGGTGGACGAGTGGGAATTGAGTGTACAGCTCCAGCTATTGTAAATGTTCGAGCAAAGATTATATTTGAGGAATAAATGCAAAAGCCAGTATCAAGTTTACACCCGTATATACCAGCAGCAGTTCGTATCCAAGTTACTAGTATTACTGCACAGTTACCAATTATTGTTGGTAGTATAAATAGTGGTGGTAGTGCTGTTAGTCAATTACCAGTAATTACTGTTGGTACATTTACTGGAGAACAAGATACTACACTTATTGTTACTCTGCCTGCTGCAACTGGAAGTATTGCTGGTGGTGGTTCTGTGGTAGCAGATTTGACTGTTATTACTGGGCACATCCATGAGTATAGAATCAATGGAGATCTTGTTGTAACGCTTGAACCTATCAGTGGTGAGTTAACTGAAGCACCAGAGTATGGAAGTATAACTAGCGAATTGCCAACGCTTACTGCTGATGTTCGTGGTGCTGGTAGTATTGATACAGAACTTGAACCTGTCGAGACTGCTATAGTTGGAAGAGTTGGTATGCTCGGGACGCTTGCTGAAGAACTTCCTGCGCTTTTTGGTGCATTATCTAGTGGTGGAAACTGTACAACTGATCTGCAGTCAGTAATCAGTACACTTACTGGCAAAACTGGTATCCTTGGTAGTATAAACAAAGACTTACCAATTATTGTTGGAGATATTTCTGGTACTGTTGAATTACTTGGAAATCTTGAAGCAGCCTTACCAGCAATTACATCTGGTATAGTTGGCGCACAGGATGTAGTTGGGACTTTAGCAGTTACATTAGCAACTATTCGTGGTGCTAGTGAAGGTGTTCAAGGTGCATACGGTGATCTGGCTCAGGTGTTACCGGTACTTACTGCTGACATGCACGGCTATGTTGAAAATATTGGAGATCTTTCTGGTATAATATACTTTGATGGTATGCTTACTGGACACCAGGCTGGTCGATTTGATGACTACACTATAATGCACAGGAGGCCGTAGTGGCTAAGCTTGGTGTACGGATTAATCTGGTAAATGGTGGCTTGACACAAGTCCGTGGCTGGGAATTTAACTCAGTTATACGCAAGAATAAAATTGCCTATGGTGTGAATGGTACTGGGATAGCTGAGATTGGTAGTGCAGATAAAGATGAAGCAGTTAATATTGATGCTTTCATCTACATTCCAACATCTAATTTCAGTATTCAAAATCCTAAGCGTATTCGTAAAGGTTACATCGACTATGAAACTGATGGTAAGATTGAGGTTGTTTGTGCCGCTGGTGAAAATACTACTTTTACCATCGTACTAACCACGCCGTCAACGACTGGTAAAGAAACCAGCAGAGTGTTTAATGGCAACAGAAATTATGCTAATATACACTGGGGATTTACAATCAGGAATGTAGATGGTGCAGATTTTTCACTTGATTACTTTGGTATTTTGTTTATACCGCTTACTCGACATAGGAGTCTTTAATGGGAACTGAAACCTACGAACAGGATAAAGCGTTTTTAACTGAGCGGTTTGATGAGGCACGTACCTATGCTGAGCAAGCTTGGGATGAGTTTGTGACATTCTTAGCTAATATGCAGACAGACTTTAGTGCTGGAAATATTCCTGTTGCTGATGTTACATTTCCACCTACCCCACCGATTTTAAACTTTGATATTATTGGTGAAAGACCTGATGACCCAGATCTGGAATTGGATGCTGGTAGTGTGCCATCTGCCCCAGTACTTGGTAGCATTAGTGGAATAACTGTTCCAGATGTACCAATATTCTCAATCACTCCACCAGAAGTTAATTTACCGACTGCCCCAGATGCAACACTTCCGACAGACCCAGGTGACGCACCGGCTACAAGTGAGATTGATATTCCAGCAGTACCAACATTCACACTTCCAATAGCACCTACACTTGCTGATATAATTATACCAGAGGCTCCGTCAGTTGATACTATAACTTTTGAGGGAGTATTTCCAGAGAATACACTTGACCCACCAGCAAACTTGTTTGCATACGATGAAGCAATTTATCAGTCAATACTTAAAGATCCGCTGGACGCAAAAATACTGGCTGATATTGTTGCTGGCGGTACAGGGCTTGATCCAGATGTTGAGGAAGCAATATACCTCAGAGCTCGGAGCAGACTATCAGAAGAACGTGATCTTGCACATAACGAGTCAGCTAGTTATTTTGCATCTAAGGGACATACCTTGCCCCCAGGTGCACTACAAGCACGACTGACTGAGATAGATCGAAAGTTTACAAATGCTCTTACTGATATTAACAGAGATATCCTTGTCAAACAAGCTGAGTTAACCTGGCAAAATATTAAAGAGACAATCACAGCTGGACTCACCAGAGAAAACTCTTTGATGCAGCATGCTGATGCTGTAGCTACCCGTGCATTTGAAGTTTCAAAGTATGCGGTAGTAGCTGCAATCGAAACATTCAATGCTAGTGTTGCTAACTACAGTACAAAGCTTGAAGGATACAAGACCCAGGCGGCAGTCTATAGTGAACGAATTCGTGCACAGCTTGTTAACGTTGAAGTATATAAAGCTTCAGTTGAAGGTAAGCGAATTGAAGCTGAAGTACAGCAGACACTTGTTGCAATCTATCAGTCAAAGATTAATGCTATTGACTCCTTGATTAAAGTATACAATGGTCAGTTGCAAGGTGCCCTGGTACAAGCCCAGATTGACCGAGTAAAGCTGGAAGGCTACCAGGCAAAGATTCAAGCTTACGTTGCTAAAGTTGGAGCGAAGACCTCAGAGTTTAATATGTACCAGGCGCAGATCGCCGGTGAGGTATCAAAGACAGCCCTTTATAAGGAGCAGGTTGCTGCATACGTAGCTGAGGTTGAGGGTGTCAAAGTCCAGGCTGAGGTTGAAAGTATTGAATTACAAGCTGAGGTTGAAGTTAACAAGGCTTTAGTCAGTGAGTACCTGGCAGAAATAGAAGGATATAAAGCAAACTTGTCTGGAGATATTGCAGAGCTTGAGGCACAAGCTAAAGTCTATGGTTTCCAGGTTGATGCGTATCGGGCTGATATCCAAGCAGCTACAGCAGATGCTCAGGCACAAATTTCCCAGTTTGAAGCGTTGGTACGTGAGGCTGTATCAAATACAGATCTTTCACTAAAACAAGCTGAGATAAATATCCAAGCTGCATTGCGTTCGAATGTACTTCAATCTGAGGCATCTAAGGCTGGGGCTAATGTTGCTGCACAAATTGTATCCAGCGCATTGACCAGTGTAAATGCCAGTGCTTCTCTTGGCTATGCTGGTGGGTACAATAGTACATATTATTATGATAGAACTAAGGGTGATGTCAGCGGAGCCTCAACATCTAACCAGCATATATGGCATGAGAACTTCTAAATGGCAACACGCTTTACGTATATTGGAGATGAGGATCATGCTCGTAGTCTAAAGTCAGTAGGTGCTAGAGAGCTTTCACAGTTGCGACATGACATGCACTTTCAGAGTCTTTCACAAGGTCGCCGGTATCTTGAGCTTCCTGATGGTACCAGAATATACACTACGTCAGTAGGTGGGTATGATCTTGTAACTATTCATACTCCAATACGCATAGAAGAAAAGAAGAAGATAAAGAAAGAGGAGTACAATGAACTATTTTTTACAAAACGTTTCTTTATAAAATTACGTAAACCTGGGGTAGTTCCCTTTTCATTATTTTGGTTAGTCGTGTTACCAGATGAGGTTGCAGAAATTTCTGATTTAGACTTAGACTTTCTTGATAATGAAGGAGTAGTAGTACTTAGTACTTTTGTCCTAGTTCCTATTACACAGATTGACGTTAATAACTTATTGCCAAGTCATCGTGATCGTAGTACGGAGTATTGTAGTTATGAGATTCCAGTATTAGCTGAAGGTAGTAGAAGAGTTGTTTATACTGTTTCTGCCAGTAATAGGTATATTCGGCATCAAGTACAAGAGTCTGCTGCTGCGTTGCGTATTGAAGAATTAGCACTTACTAATGAATTTATGAATGTGCGAGTATTTGGAAATAGACTTCTTCTTTTTCATTCTGAAACTACTTTATCGCCTGACGGGTATGGAGTTCCAGAGATTACAGTAGCTTGGATATCCTTTGATCCAACTGGTATTCCAGTTCAAGATAACTTCGGTTCTGATTGGCATGATAATGGATTAGGTCGACATGGAGATGGACTTCATTGGTCAGTGATAAGAGCAGTTTCAGCTACTGAGTTAGTAGTTTGGTATTGTGCAGGAAGAGAAATTTTTGAGTATACGGTAGACGTTACAAGTTTCCCCATACAGTTGGTTCAAAGTCCAGAGCGTATTGAGGATGCTGGTGTCTACACAGCACTTTGGCAGTTGCCGGTAGGATATGTTGAGACAGATACTATTGAAATAACTATCCCACATACTTTTATACCACAAACTACACTTAGATGTAACATGGATAACCTTGATGGTACAACAGTACTGACGGTAGCACATACAGATTATCACTGGGCTCAGTATACATTTTTTGAAATCTATGATGCTGACATTTTAGATATTTCATATAGTATGGGAGATATTAGTTTTACTTACGATGGGCATCTTACTACTAGTAGATATGTCTCTGCGCAATTTTTTGCGCACCCTGCAACCTCTTTTCAAGAGTGGGTTGATATGGCACATACTTGGCCAAGAAACTGTGATGCTACAATGTTTCCACTATGGCATACAATTACACACGTTGCTGCTGTATGTAAGGGTAACAGTCCACATTCCCATCCATACCCTCCAGGTGGTGTAACTTTTAAGTATGGAATAGTAAATGACTTTGAAATGTATGCAACGGTAAAGCAGGATAGGCAGGATACACACTATGCAAGAGGGATGGGAGAGTATGATCCAGCAAAAAGTGTTAAATTTTATGGTACTGTTGATATCGGTGGCCCAATTCCAAACTGTGTGGCACAAGTATCTAACCTAACCAAAATTATTCTAAAGTATGGGGGTAGTTGGGCAAGTGAAGGTCCACACACAGATTGGCCATGTTTAACAGTTTCTGGTATAAACCAGATAACAGTTAACTACCTACGCAGACAAGAAATAGATTGTGTGTTAGTTCCTGACGGACAGCTTAATGCAGGAATTGATATAGAAGACCCATGTACTAATTTTTCAGGTGATTTACATGTGTTAGCTGAAAGTGAGTATGATAGACTAGAGAAGACACAACTAACAGGTGATCCAGCTAATTGGCCTGTTGGAGGATACTTTCCATACGACCCAATTTGGGAATATGACAATTCTGGTTACCAGCATAATCCTGATTCATTTTTTAGTGACCTAACTGAACACTGTCTTATTATAGGAGAAGATGCTGTTACTAATTTTTCATACTATATTGCTGTAAATGACATACTACCCTCTGATGGACAAGGAATGTTTTATGGTGTATATACATACAGTAATAATATTTGGGAGTTTCTATACTTTACAGTTAAAGGCACAACAGAAAAAATAGATTTACGTGCAGAGCTAATTGCTGCCGGATACCTTGATATTGATATATCAACTATTGGAATGATTTAGGAGAAGTGTATGGAAGAACTGCATATTGATAATAAGGAAAAACATTTAACTGTTGTGATTAAACACCAAGAAGGATTTGTGCATACCGTACATATAAAGTATGATAAGCCTATCCCACTATATACATTCATTAACTGTACTGCTATTCTTAATATTTCTGGTTGTACTAGTGTACCTTGCGCAGAGATGCCTCGTATGGATATACATAACTTGATAAGGAAGTAATCATAGTTCGGTCACAATGTGACCAATGTTCTTTAAATAACGCCAGTGTGGGGCGTGCCGGGAACTGTGTAAATCCGTGGAGTTCGGGCGTGCCGGTAATGTTATTATTTACAAGTAACTTCCGGGTGAGTTGGCATTCCGGGAGCGTGATTGTTATTGGGTACTTTGTGTGCCGTGGACCAGCGGTGCGTTGGCACCGCAACTGAGACTAATAGGGGGGAGCAAGTTATGGGACAAAGTTGGGCACAGATCAGATATAATAGTCCAGAGCGTGCAGAGAAGTTACTGAAAGAGCGTCGGAAGAATGAACGTGAAATGAAAGGTACGTATGAAGAACAGTCAGCAGATGAACTTGCTAGAGTTAATCTAAGAATGGCTACTCAACTTCAGCAGCAAAAGCTTGCAAATGCTGGACAGCTAGCTTCTACTAAAGAACAGGGAGCTTCTAGAGAACGAGCTGCCGTAACAGCAGCTAGTCCAAGCTATGCTAGAACTAAAGAATTTGGTAGGCAGTTTGATGAGGGTGCAGCGTTACGTGAAGAAGAACTATATGGAACTATACTAAGTAATAAAAAACGTGCGATTGAGACACTATATGCACCTGAATTTATGGAACAGATGGCTGCTGCTGGTAGAGACAAACCTGCTCCTGTGTGGCAGCCGGGTGACACAGTTACTGCACAGTCTAACGTACCAAGTATAATTCGAAAAAAGAAAAAAGATGATCTGTTAGGACTTAATAATTCAGTTGCACTTCCTGGGAGATAGTAATGGATTTAATGGAACGAGCATTTGCTGGCGGACAGGCTAGACTTAATGCCAAGATAGCTGCGAGTAATAAACGCTACGCCGCTTGGGATAAGTTGTTAGCCAATCCAAGTAAAATTGATAAGATGGTAGCTGACACTGCCATACAGTTTTCGCCTACATCAAAAAAACCTAAGTATAAAAAGACTGCGTTACGTGCACAAGCTGTTGATAAAGCTATGCCCAGTGACCATCCAATGCGTGGCTTTGCTACCAACCTAGAAAAACAGTTTGTTAATATTATCAGATCAGGGAAAGCTACTGATTACTCACCTGGTCAACTGTTAGATGCACTTGCTACTAGAATGTATGCTGGTCAAGATGAACGTGGAAAGTCAAAGCTTGGACAAAGCTATAAGTACTATAGAGAGAAAGCTGCTCCTGATCCATTGAATCTTTTTGGTATTTTAAAAGGTACTGGAAAACTTGTAGAGCCACCAGGATACGAGCAGTGGCATAAACGAACACGTGCTGCTGAGTCAGAAGAACTCAGTAAAGAGCCAATCTTTGCTACTGATAAAGAGATAGCTGGAATGGCAGCTGCTGGTGCTGCTTTTGGTGGCATAGCTACTGCTTGGTCTGGTCCAGGTACAGCAGCTGGTATTGCTACTGGTGCAGCGCTGGGAGCAGCTATTGGAATTATGGAAGAGGTAGTTGCTAAGCCAATTTACAGTGCGATACAAAGAACTGAATGGTATCGCAGTAATGTACATAATGATAGTCTTATTGACAAAGCACAGGCTTTACTCGGTGTACCACTACTTGCGTACGGTGCTGCTGGCGGTGTTGTAAAAGCTGGTGCTAAGAGATTTGCTGGCAAAGCACTTACTGAATTAGCAGTACACTCTGGTGCACCTAAGTCGTTTGATGCTGGTGGTATACTTAAGCGAGCAACTGGACTAAAGAAAGCTAAGGCCGGTGTTAAGACTGCTGATGTCACAGAAGTTATTGAAAAGAAAGCACTTGAGCATTGGCAGTATGGTGAAGTAATTGATCCTGAACTTGACTATCAATACCAGTTAGCAAAAGGTGTAATTAAAGAGCAAGGGATTAAACAGCTTCCTGCTCCAATGAAAGCATTACCAGCGCCAAAGACTTCTGTACAGAGTATGTCTTACATTCCAACTGGTCCAGTAGACCCGAAAGAAAGTTCTAGGGCATTGATGAACTTACGATATGATGAGTTTATTGATAAAGTATTTACTGATCCAGGTGGCCCAGGACAAGGTGCAATGAAAGCATTAGCTGACCAGAATGCTCTCATATACTGGGATGATGCTGCTAAGTATACTAACCAGATGATTGAATACGGAGCTTCAATTGTTCGGCATAACTCGGCTAAAATTACAAGTATGGATGCAACAGCTGCAGATTTAACTCGTAGACTTTCGCGTCTTGGAAAAGCTAATCAAGCTAAGACACCAGAAGAGTTGTTGAACTTAGAACAAGGACTAAATAAATTATGGAAAAATCAGTTTGGTCCAAATGAAAACTTACCACCATTCCTTAAGATGCAGACACCTACTGCAGCTCCAACTGGTATAGTACGAGATCCGAATGGCTTACCTATATATCTGAAACGGCAAATTCCAGCTATGGATATTGCTGACTATGCACGTAAAAATAATGTACTTGCCTTTAAGACTTTTGGTATTGGTGCTGGAACAATACTAGCTTTTACTGCAATGCCATCTGATGATGCTGAAGCTGGTATGTTAGGTACAGCTGCAAAAGGATTACTAAAGTCTGGACTAGTAGCTAAGATGGTAGAAGAAGGTCAGATGATACTGAAACCTGAAAATATTCAGAGTTGTATTAAGTTTTCTGAAGGGACTGCTGGTGAGTTCTTTGCAAAGAATGCCAGAAAGTTTATTAATAAAAAAGCTGTAACTAATATGATGTATAATAAGATGTCGCCTGGGCAGATATTTAATACAGTAATGAATCAGGCCAAGGGTTTTATGATTAGCCCTGCTGTATTAAAAGTATCAAACTTTGCTGCAGAAATGACTAATGTAGATAACGCTTCAAGAGTATTACTTACAATACTAGAGCGTGGTGGTATTAAGTCTGAGTATCGAAAGATTGATAAAGCTGTAAAGCCGTTACTTGACTTAGCAAGTAAAGAATTTGAGTATAATTGGCGTGTAGCTAATGCAAGGACTATTGAAGGTGATGCAAAGAAGCTACTTGCTCGATTTGCTAAAGGTAAAGTATCATCTGTTGAGGACGAACTTGGTGTTATGCAAGCTGAGTTAACAAAGAACAAGAAGATCATTGATGAGCTAAAGCCTAGTGTTGATAAGTATTATGCACAGCATGATGAGATAATGCGGGAGCTTGCTAAGGATAGTTCATCAGTCCGTGTATCACTAATGCTTGATGGTACAGATAAGTACCCATGGCTTAATGCCATGGTAACACCTGATGATAAAGCAGCAGCTAGTAGACTGCGCCAGTTACTTGATACATACAAAGTTAGGTATAAGGCACGTGGTATTCCAGTAATTGAGAAAGATTACTTTCCACATAAACTACATCCAGATATACTAAAGCGTATGACTAGTATTGACGATATGCGACTTGATGCGCATGCGTTTGCTAAGTTTTACCAGCGGACTAATAAAAACTCTAGACCACTGTTACCTGATATAGCTGAAACTATGCGCTATTATATCAAAGACTCAGAAGCTCGAATACAGAACTTTGATTTCTGGGAAGCGGGTGGCTGGAAAGATGTTATGTACTCTGACCTAGTACAAAACAATGAAGGGCTTCGAGAAGGATTTAAAGCCTTATATAATGGTACTAATCCAGTTGTGTGGGGGATGGGCAATAAGCTGGCTGCACACTATGCAAACTTTGAGGTATGGAAACGACTATTTCTCAGTCCAAGCGCTAGTTTTAAGCATGGATTAAAAGTGTTTGCTACGATTGCAACAACCAGTCCAGAACAAATACTTCCTGCTGTAGCTGCAGCATCTAAGATGCTTATGCGTAAAGCTTTAGATATTCCATACATAGGAAAAGGGCTTGCAGAGCTTGGTATCAAACGAGCTACCCAAACAAAACTTGTAGATGACATGTTCAAGTCTATGATACATTCTCGAAATCTTCGAGGATTAATTGTTGATACAAGTATGGAAATTCCAGAGGCAACCTGGAAAGGGATGCAGCGAATAACACGCAACACACAGAACGCTGGCTCAGTATTTCTTAATACAGCTGAGTTGTTTGACCGAGGTGTGTCTGTTACAGCAGCATTAGGGATGGCTGCTAAGCGTGGTATGACTCCTGAGCAATCAGCATATGGTGTGTATAGCTATATTCTAAATAATAACTTCCTGTCTAAGGGCTTTAATCCACAGTGGCTGAATAATCCGAAATTGCGTGCTTTGTTTATGTTCAGTTCTACAGTATACAAGATCATGGAACGTCGGGCTGTTATGGCTGCACGTACTGGTAGAACATTTAAGGGTATGTATAATGGTATCAAGCATGAGGTAAACGCTGGTAATGCTAGTGATGTATTAAAGCAGCTACGTGATGTGCGTACTTGGTTAAAAACAGGTGAGCAGGAGATCAAAGCAAATCTATTTATTGATGCTTTAAACTCAGAGACTGACTTTTTTGGTACTCCAATTGCACACCAGTTTATCAAAGATATGGCAGTAGCTGCCGGGCTAACTTATGGTGGCGCGGTTAGTGCTGACATGGCATTACAGCATCACTTCTTTCATATTCCTTTTTTGGACATGCGAGATTACCATGCAACATTATCACTTAACCCTGCAATACAAGCAGGACTTAGAACTTGGGGGCAACGTGAAAGTAATGATGATGAGTTTATGCTTACAACATTTATGCAGAACTGGCTAGGAAGTAATGCGGTAGTCCCAATTACATTTAATAAGTTTCACCGACTACAGACTGATGATATACCAGATATTTATGGTGATGACCAGCTGTCATATCTTAGATACTTTCTTGCAATACCAACTACACACCATGGGAGAGATTAATGAAACCGCAGATTCTTATTGATTTAGTTGCAGTAGTTACGATTGTTGTTGGCTTTATTGCTGTTGTGAAAGCTATCAGAAGTGCTATTAATACTGCACTTGAACCATTACAAGAAAAGGTAGTTGCGTTGGCTGCTGATATAGTTGCAATGGATAAGCTTGTACTAACAGAGCCTAAACATAAACTTATATGTAATGCAACTAGAGAACGAATTGAGACAATGGAAAAAACACTATGCGCAAAGATACAATTACTTATCAATGTAATAGGTGTACGAGGAAAGAGTCCTGGGTCACAACGAGTTAGTGACAAAGATAAACTTAGCATGGAGGAGACAACATGAAAAAATTATTACTGGTAGGTCTTATAGCATTACTGTTATGTCCAGTAACCCTACTTGCTGCAGACACTTTGGTCGAGCTTACGTGGGGAGTAAGTTCTAGTTCTGATGTTACTGGTTATTATATCTATCGATCTACTACGCAAGGAGCTGGGTATGCAAAAGTAAATCCTACTCCAGTAGTAGAATTAACGTATACTGATACAATTCCAGGAGATGTTGAGACCACATTCTACTACGTGGTCACAGCTACAGATGGCCCGAATGAATCTGGTTATTCGAATGAAGCGTTTATCCGTATAGATAATATTGCACCTGGAGTGGTTCCAGGATTGCAGATTAAATCTGTTACTATACAGCAATAGGAGGTGTACTATGAGTAAAAAGGAGGTTGAGGAATGACTACTAATAATGGAACTCACGTATGGACAAAACAAGGTGTGCTGGGTTGTATGTCTAACCCATTGCGTAAGGCCTGGGGCCGGGTAGTACATAAATGTTACTGGGATAATGATCGAGATGCCTATATTACTTCAATCGGTGAAGGCGATCATGATCCTGGTTCGTTGCACTACGATCACAACGCTGTAGATTTTAAACGTAACGGGGCCAGCAAGCATGATATTAAACAAGCTGCTGGTTCAGGATTTGACGTAGTCGAGTATTATGACAAGGATATATTTCATATGGAGTATGACCCCAAATGAACTTCGCTACACTTGTATACATGAAAGATGAGGAATTTATTAACTATATAAATAGGAGAAAATACGATGGGACCAGAACAACTAGGAAGCTTATATGTGGTACTGATCGGCTCAGTAACGAGTATCCTGATTGCCCTTATCAGTCTAGGGACTGCGTACTTAAAAAAGATGGGGCAGAAGATCAACGATGAAAAACTAAGGGCATCATACAACACAACGCTTGGAGTAATTGATGATACTGTGCGGGCTGTACTGCTGGACACAAGTGAAAACTTGGAAAAGAGAGTTGCTAATGGCATACTTACTAAGGATGAACTTAAGGCTATCCAAGATGAGGTTGTAAAACAAGCTACCACCAAGATTGCACCAGCTATGCTCAAGCAAGCTGAACAGCATATTGGAGATCTTGGAGCTGCAATGGAAGTTCGTATCAAGAGTAAGATGCAAGAGGTTAATCAAGTTACAAATTAGCTAGTATCCGACAGGGATAGTTACTAGAAGAAGAGGGAGCGTAAGCTCCCTTTTTCTTTACTTATTTCCCTTTACCTTGCTTAGGTTGGTTCGATGGTTTACAGCCACCACGTCCTTTATTACTCCGATTTCCCTTACCAGATCCATCTCTCTTAGGTACTCCTTGCTTAGCCATAGTATCCTCCTCAGTTTAGGTTGCCCAGTAGTACCAAATTCCTCTAGCACCTTCTGGTCCTTGAAACTTCCTAAGTACTTTCCCTGTTCTTAAGATAGTTTCAATTACGTTATCAAACTTCTTTGCATCAATATCTCGCCAAACAAGCTGTAACAATTTTTTTTCAGATATAACCTTACGTGACTGAATCTCTCGCATTACAGCGTCAACATCTGGACTTACTTCACTTCTACCAACTGCACTAAATGTCCTGCCCATGTAACTTTCAACTTCTAGTACATCCTCCAATGCAGCTTCAAATGCTGACCACTCAATAATATTCGAGTCAGTAGTTGCTGCTGTATGTATCAATGCAAGCTTCTGCAAATATAGTGGCTTTCGTGAGTACCATCCTCTAAAACATTTATCAGGTGCAATACGCTGGGGATCTTCTTCTTCATAAGCATTATACCAAGCATCCCACTTTCTAAAGCATTCAGCAGACATTTCGTATTCACCAGATAATCGTGAGATAGCAGCTAGATCCTGAATAATAGCTAGCTTTAGTTTAGCATCTGGAACCGGCGGGGCTGTTACTTTCTTTGTTTTACCAGCTGCCCACACAAACATTATCCTACTAGTCAGTCCGCCACCAATAGCTTGCGTAGGTAATGAGCTAGCAATACTATCAGGTGTTGTTGCTGCTAGCAGATTAATACAGACTGCTACGGTTGCATCTTGACCACTGTTCTTTGTCCTATAGTCCCATTTGTCTGGGGCATCAAACAGGTCAGTTAATAAGACAAGCATCTTAGTATTTTCTTTTTTTTGTCCTAAGAAACTCTCAAACTCTTTTGACACGATACTGATAGAACAATGCTCCATAACGTCACCATTAGGAAGTATGGACGCATCCCTAGCTTCTGCAATATCCTGAGTCAGTGCTTCTTTTGTTATTGCATCAGCTGATAGACGAACACCAGATATCTCTCGTACAATAGGAACTGCATAGTTAATTGCCTGAGTCTTTCTTGCAACACCTGGCTCTGCTACCAGCACTACATACATATTAGGGTATATTTTAAGTCTACCAACTTTCAGCCAAACCTTCCGGCGAAGTACTGAAGCAATGGTAGATAGACTTACCCATTTATGTAAGATTGGTGCACTTTCAGTTTCTTCAGTAAACTCACGGTAGCCCGCAAGCCAATCGTCAAAATTTCTCATATAGCCTCCAGAAGATTGGTCAATTTGTGACCGAACTATGTATCCAAGTCTGTCTCAGTTAGGTCTTTCCAGTTAGGACCAACCTTGAAGTCTACGTCGACACAGAATGTTTCCTCCTTATAAGTGATTGGTATCATCATACACTCGTATAGTGCATGCTTAGCAGCACGTAAGTTAATAGCATCCGGCTGGCTAGCAACGTACATAGCATCATGCAGCTGTAGGCATAATGGGTACTGGTCATTATATTTTTCAGCATATGTTACCATTGCTCTATTCAACAGCTCACCAACAGTGGACTGTGGTATGTACGAGTATGCGCTTCTAAACAGTGAATCACCCCACTGCTTTAAGAACTTATGCTTCCGCCCGAACAGGTTAGTTAAGATTCGAGTTGACGCCAGTTCTTCCTGAATCCGTTTGTGCCAGATTTGAAGTTGTGGGGATGCTGCAAGGTATTGACTCAGATGCTGCTTAGCTATTTTCAGTGGAACACCAAGTGTATCAGCAACAACCTTAGGCCCGGCCGAGTAACTGGTTGCATGACGCAGTAATTTACCAACTTTACGCTGAGTAGGCGTCACCTCATCTACGGGTATGCCAAACATTGCAGCTGCTGTAATTTTATGTACATCTAAACTATTATCTGCACAGTACTTAGCTGACTTCCCAAATGACTGCTTAAACATATCCTTCAGCTTCTCATCTCCAATAATATAAGCGACGATAACAGCCTCAGCCTGTTTATAATCAGCCTGTACAAACCAGCAACCTTCATCTGGTACATACATTTCACGAGCAATCTGTGGAATATTCTGTAGATTGCCACTACCGTATGGCAGTATAATAGACTTACTCGACGACCACCTACCAAATGACTTGTAGTTCTCGTCATCATCTATAACAACAGCTTTCTTCTGGTGTGCCATTGTTGCACCAGTGATGTTGTAGTTAGTATGTACCCTACCAGTAGGTGATAACTCAGTATCAAGAAATGATTTCAGCTTAACTTCCTTTTTATGCTGCACGATTAATGCAAGCAGTGGGTTGTCACTCATTCTAGACAGTCGAATGATAGCTTCTTTATCGGTAGTAACCTTACGTGGCTCACTGACAGACTTCCGACGTTTATACTGTGGAGGTAATCCCAAGTCACGATATAGTAGCTGAGCCATCTGCTTAGGTGAATTAAAGTTAATCTCATGACCAAAAGCTTCTGCAAGTGTAGTCCCAGATTTTTTTGTGGCAACAGCATTTTCAGCAATTAACCTAGCTCGTACATCTCGATCAACCAGTACACCTTTAAGATGTAGGTAATTAGCAACCTCAACCTGTGCCATTTCAAACTGGTACGTAGATAGATGCCCACCCTGTAGTATCTCTTTCCAAATAACTTCATAAACACCGAAGGTGTTTGCAGCATCAGACGCATTGTACCACGCTGGCATTGTCATCTGTAAGTGCTTCCAGGATGGTACATTGATACAAACACTTGACAAGAAGCTAAGACTTCTAGGTACCTCTGGCCAGCAAACATGCGCAGCAACCATAGTATCATCTTTATACTCTTTACAAAAGATACCATGATTAAGAGTCATTACTGCTGAGTCATAAGTACCATTGTGCATAATAGATGGTACAGTATTCATTACCCTGGCAACCGCAGCCCAGATGTCAACCTCATCTCTGGGATTACTAAACCTAGGCTTACGATTGCGAATGAAGGTAAATGACATAGCTTCAGTTGGTGACGTTGCAATACCTAAAATATCAATATGACTGCCAGGTGATGTAGTTTCAATATCAACAGCAATCTTATCACATGTCTCAGCATGTCTAAGAAAGTCTAGGAACTCACCTTTGGTAGGTGAGGCCATAAGTACTCTATCATCTTTTACCAGGTCTGGTGTAAGACTATTAGCAACAGCCTTCCGAATATCCATGATAACAGGGAATAACATTTCCCAGTTCTCTGTCACATACCTTGGATGATAAGTTGGTAACACCTTCACACCAGGAACTAGTGTACACTCAGTAATAAAACCCCGGGCAGTTGAAATAGCTGGCTGTCCAGTGAGTGCCCACAAAGCAGTACGACCAAGTGCTATAATGATGTTAGGTTTATAACTAATAATATCTTGGCGAAGCATTTCAATATGCTCAGCTAACACAGGCTTAGGAATAGTCTTTGCCTTATTCTCAAAGTAGTATCCAATTTGATTTCCAGGTGGTCTGATCTTAGCTACATTAGTCAGTACACATTCATGTTTACTGAGCTGTGCCTGGCCCAGGATTTTATCCAGTAACTGCCCACTCTGTCCTATAAATGGAATACCTTGAGTATCTTCCTGCTCTCCAGGTGCTTCCCCGCAGATCATAATATTGGCATTGTCTGGTCCAATTGTTTTAACTAACATTCAATACTCCTTTAATTGTTTTTACAGTCATACTTTTTCTTTAGTCGTATATATTGTTTTCGTTCTTGTTTTTCTAATATACTTTTATATTATTTACGCTGACTATCACGTATAACATTAACTTCTTCTTGTGTAATAATCCCACAACTAATAAGTTGGGTATCACCAAAATCATTTAGTCTAAGCGCACTTTGCATTATCTCAGAATACTCACCAGTATACCCATGGTCAATTCCTAGCGTTGTAAATGTACTATCAGTAAATACTAGCACAGTTTGTTCACAACAGAATGAAAAAGCATACCCTTGTAATTGCTTCCCTTTTGCTTGTTCTAAAGTTATTTCTGTAAACATTTAATACTCCTTTACTTAAGACTATATACTTTCGGACTGTACGTCATCCAATCTGGTAATATCTTCTGGTACAGTACCTTCAGCATTCCACTTCCAGTTACAATATGAACAGAGGTAGCCAGCCTGTGCAACTGCAAGACCTTCTTGACCAGTTGGACTCATGAGTGCTGGCATTTTACGCAGGGATACTACCTGAGTAAATACTGTACTTGTGCATATAGGACATACCTCAGGTGGAAGCTGCTGGACTGCTCTTTGAAGTTGTTGTGCTTGCTGCTGCTGTAATTGCTGTTGATTCATTTTATTCTCCTTTTTGTTTATAAAAGTTCAGCAGTAAAACGTCCTTTTTTACTATTAGACATTACTACCTTAAATTTTAAGCCAGTTAGTTCAAATGTGTAACCAATCTTAGGAATACTACCAACAGTTAGATACGCAACATCAGGTTCATTCAGCTCATTACGTACCTCATCAAAATTACTGATCACTTTAGATCTTACTAGTTCATCAGTTATGTTATAACTTTGCATTTACTCTCCTTTGGTTAATCTCCAAGTATACTAACAAGAGTTTTAAGATCACCTGCACAACGAATTATACCTTCATTTACCCCATCCAGTACTGCATTTTGTACAGCTGCTGACTCGGCACCATTTCTAACCTTATCAGATTTAACTTCTTTTTCCCAGTGCTCAACTAGTGCTAGTAAAACTGTACTTTTCATTTTACTCTCCTTTGTTAAGATTAACCAACCGATTAAGGGCCAAAGCATACGCTTCTGTTGACTGCTCCACACCAATAGACAGCATCCGTTCAGTAGTAGCTGCCTCCAAAGTAGATCCACTACCTGCATATGGATCAAATACTGTTGCACCTGGCAGCACAGTCCGTTGGATTAATTCTTTAAGTAAGTCAACCGGCTTCTCAAACTGATGAATTTTACTGCTTGATTCAACTGGAGAAACTGGAATCCAGTCTGGTCTACCTTCCAAACACAGCCGAGAATCTTGCTTCCGCATGTACAAGAACATTTCATAGCAACTTGCTGGCCAAGCATACGGTACATTTGTCTGCCCACTATCCCGCTTAATCCAGATCATAGGCTTTATATGGACAAGCCAACCAGCATCAATAAACATCTGACGAACAATATGAAAAAACTCAGGTGCAACAAAGACAAAACCATGCGCATTAGGCTTTGTAATTCGATGCGACTCTGTAGCAAGTACCCACAGTTCCTCGAATGCTTTATCCTGCGAATCATCAATCTTAAATCCACACGAGACAGCACCACCAGTTCTACCGCCAATAGTTATTGCAATCTTGTCTGCACTAATACCATACAGTGGGTCGGTTAACAGCAGATCAACACTAGCAGTTTTCATTGCTGCCATATACTTTTTAGAGTCTCCCTTTTCAAGTGTCCACAGTGTCTCACCTGTACTACCAGCAATATATTCTTCCATACTAGCTGTTGCTTCGATAGCAGCTGCCATTTTCTCCAGTCCTTTGGCTGCCTTAGTAATCTCACTTTTCGTCTTGGCTTTCTTTAATTCAGGAAACTGCTCAACATAATCTGCAATTTGAATATCAGCAACAACAGCAGCCTTAGACTTACCCAGCAACTCGGCAGTATCTTTCATTGCCCAGCCATCAGTAGTCCCAGGCTTACTATTTCCATGCCGCTTTTGCCGCATCTCATGTACATCTTTGACAGCAATCGCTTCTTCTGCCGGTGTAAAATTTTTCCGCTGGATGTTTTCTTCAAGTTCCCATTCACGCATTAGCAGCTTATCTACAATATCTTCGTAGACAGCTTTAACCTCTCGATTCAGTATAATACATGCAGCTAACCGGCGACCACCAACTACCAACTCATTACTTCTGTTGATAATAATTGGTTGAATCTGGCCATACTCAGTAAGAGATTTTATCATCCCCTTTAACTCAAAGTCTTTTCGATACCGCTCTAGTCCCTCTTTAACAACAACACTAAGCGGATCAATAAGTTTACATTCTGGTGCAAGTCCAGCTTCCATAGTACCTCCTACATTGTCACCAATAAGTCTTTTATTGTATGATACGAAGTTTTAATTTTATGCTCTTTTGCAAAATCAATCTCACGTCTAACACCAACACTCTCTTTCCACCCGTCAAGACACAATACGTATAAGCTTGTTGATACTTTTAGTATCGCCAGGTCTACGGTAAGCAATGCGTCATACTCCATGTAATAACCAAGCTCTGCAATTGGGTGCCAGTGACATATTGGACTATACGGATTTGCACCACTGTTTACCAATAGTAAGCATGCTCGACAAGCTGCTTCGTACCTAGAGTGTTGCACACTAGCATCTCTATCTGAGTACGGTGACGCTAAGTATGTAATCATAGTTCAATACCTGCTTTCTTTAACAATGCAAGCGTACCAGCATCGAGTTTTGATAGTTTGTTTATTGTAACAGACTTGCCTTTCTTCTTTCTGGGAGTAGTTGACTTCTTCTTTATGCCAGGAGTATACGTTGGGTCTTTAGCTAAGTCAGTATTTCTCCTGTTATAGTACAGTAGGAACAACTCTAATTGTTTGTCGGCACTTGCCAACTGGAAGTCTGTATGAATAGCATTTAGCATGTTATACTCCTAAAAAAGACCGAGGGATTACTCCCCCGGCCTGTTCCCAGAAATCTAGCGTTTAGCCAGCTGGTCAATTTTGTTATTGGCTCTGCCCTGGTAGCTGTCAACGATAACTTTCGCAGTAACTTCCAGTCCAATCCACTCACCATTTTCAATGGACTCAACAATTGACGGCAAGGTGTTCATGTTAATGCCCATCGCTTCACTGAAGTACCGCAGCATGTTGACCTTTGACTGAAACTTTGTGACACCCTTTTTATTCAGCTCATTCCGGTCATTCGCTTTCGGCAAGAAGTTCCTGTACTGCAAACCGATACCATTCACACTGGTTTCACCATCATTACAGTAGGCATCTTCATTGTCTGCCAAAGTTACATCCCAGATAATACATGAATGTTTCGGGTCGAGTTTTACGCCAGTCACATTGCCACTGTAAAACGCTGGCGCTGCTATAGGCGTCGGTTTGTAATCAGCATCAACATTAAAGTCAGCGTCGATATTATCCATACCACCCAAGTCGTTATCCATTTCATAATCTTCACTCATTATTCTTCTCCTTTAATGTACTCATGATTGTTGGATAGTCGTTTTCCATTTCATCAGGCAACAGATGTACCTTCCCACTCAGGTTTGACCGAGCTTTGAAATGACCTTTTGTCACAGTTTGTAACTTATACTGAGTTTTTCCTCCTTTCTGTTTAGTCTTTGCAATATATACTTCACCAAACATAGCAGGTACATCATTAACAAGCTGTCCTGTAAGGCTTGGATCAATAGAAATTACTGCCCCGGTTTCCATATCTTGTGTAATTTTCAGGTGACAAGCAAGCAGATGATTTGACTGAGGTAAGCTGAGTAATTGTCTGATCTTTCCTTCAACTAAGTTTTTAACCATTTGATAGTGTACGTTCCAGAAGGGTCCACCAGTTGGGCTACGCTTAGGGTCAAGACTTAATGCTCGTTCCATAGCCAGTGCAATCATGCCAGTGGCACTATCAAATATAATAGTTTTGTACTTACCTTCCTTACATGCCTCTTTCACTTTACGAAAGTCTGCCTCAAACTTTGCCCAACCGGCAGGACTAAGCTGATATTGGCTGTACTCAAAGTCATTTCCCCGGTATACTGCAACCTGATTGTCAAAGTCAAACAGATAACCTGGTGTAGGAAATGTGGCAAAGAATGTACTTTTACCTGTCCCATATGACCCAACAGCTAGTACATTCAAATAGCCAGTTTCAATATTATAGTCTTTAGCATTCATCACTTCTCCTAGTAGGTTAATTCACTACTGTCCTCAGGGTTTATCATGTACCCTTCAACTGGGTCAAGACTGTTAGACATACATTGAGTGTAGTACCGGCAGCGACCAAAGTTATAACAGGCACTGTAGTTCTTAGGCCAAATATCAGTATACACACACTGTGCTACTCGGCCAGCAAACTCATTGACATGAGTAACAAATATATCATAGTCATCATCTGCGTACACTTGCACAGGACGTGCAAAGTCGATTGACTTCTTTCCCCACTCTCCATCTTTCTTTTTCCTTGACGAGCATTTAGCAATATTAGCCATTGAGCCTTCAGCTGCATCGTAATGCTCCCGTTCAAGGTAACTGTATCCGATAAACTGAAAGCTTCGATTCAGTCCATCAATTACCTTCTGCATATACGCGGCTGTAGTTTTATGGTCAATAATCCAGGGAACACCATTAATCATACAGCGTAAATCAATTACACCTGAGTATGTAATCTCTTCAACCATTGTACCAGCAATTGGTTCAAGTGGGATTATAGATTCAAGCTTTTCTTCTGTGCTGGTAACAGTTAAGAACCCTTGGTCAGCAGTAAAGTTTGCCATATATGCTATGAACATTTCCATCTCAGTACTAAGATTCCGGTAGTCTGAGTAGACGTCATAAGTCTTATATGCTTCTTCCCAAAATTCTTTAGCTGCAACACCAGCAGCTGTAACAGCACCAGCGGTATCATTCCAACCATTTGCTTTGATATGTTTGTAGAAGTGTTCCATGATAACATGCCAGGCACTACCATGAAGTAAAGCGGAGGATTTTGCTCGTGGGACAATCTTACGTAGTGACTCCAGAAATAACTTATACATACAAGCTTCTCCAGAATCAATCTTTGAATTTGACAGACGAATTTTCATCTGATCTCCTTATGTATCAGAGGATTATACATCTCTGAGTTTTGTAAAATATAGACTGGGGGAATTAACCCCCAGCCTACAGTATGCTACATCTTACATCGTGACAAACTGCTACATTGTAATTCCAATAGCGGCCAGGGAAGCACGAACCTTCTCCTGCTCATCAGCAGGCAGTTTATCGATGTTGCTCATAATAGTGCTGACATTGATTTTCTTGGCAGCAGGAGCACGAACAGACCAGTTATTAGCCATCATACCTTCCCAGACTTTATTGATCGCTTCGACAGCTTCATCACCAGCTTTACCAGCAGCAGCATCACCAAGTCTATGGTTCAAGGCAAAGGCAGGAAGCCGGTCCTGAATTTCCTGGGGCAGGTCAGTTGGGTCAAAGAGCATCTCACCAATTTCAGTATCCAGGACAGTGATAGCCAGCTTACCAGGATACTTTGCCAGGTCTTTTGTCATAACTTTCTTTTTCCGAGTTTTCGGAGCTTCAACTTCAGCTACGTCCTGCGTATCTACATCTTCGTGTACTACATCTTGTTTAGCCATTGTACAATCTCCTTTAGTATAAATGTTAAGTTTCCAACTACAACCAGCACTGAGATTTAATCAGCAAATTTCATACTTCCTCCTTTCAATATTGTTTTTAAGCTTCATCTTTTCTTCATACCATACTCGTTTATACCACATATCGGTAAGGAAATCAACCATTATTTTCAGGCTTGGTTAATTATTTACAAGTAACTCTCGCCCAAAAGTTAATTGATCTTGTGCTAAATCTAGTTGTCTTGCAGTATCAATTGCTGCAATACTACCAGGAATTGAAACGTGTAACGCTTGTTCAAGAAAACTAACTTCACGTTCTAAAAATAAAACTTTAGTTTTAACATACTTAATCATTACCACCTCCATAATTAATCTTATAGGCGGGGCATACCCCCGCCTGGTCCACGGCGGCACAAGGCCGGCTACCGTCCAGAGCAACTTCGCAGTTTCCGGCTAGAAAAGCACCTACAAGACAAATCTACCGGCACACCACACTTGGAGCTAAACACACAGTTCCCGGTGCAAGCAATTAAGACTGTTTGCTTCAGCGATACGCCTTTGTAAACCAGCAGAAGTAGTATCTCCAGGCTCTATCCTACGTAGCGACTCTTTAAGTAAGTCCCACATACAGCTAAGTTCAATTGTAGCGTAGCATTCTTCTTTGTTAATACTACCTTTAATTTCAACAACATGCTGATGGCTTTTTTGTTGAATACTTATTTGAAGTTTTTGTGTTTTACTTGCATGTACTATACACATAGTTTTACTCCTTCTTATCTTATGAATAGTACCGTCATCAGATACGCTGAATTTATCTGTTTGCTGGGCTGCCCAATCAAAAACTGTTTCCATTGGTAACGTTCTAGCCCGGCGACCAGTGCCCTTATCAAACAAATTAGCTAGTTCTTCCCAAGTTAAAGCTTTACCAAGTTTATTGCTCATTATATTCTCCTTCATTCTCCCAGCCACACACGGTACATGTCAACTTGTTATCCATGCAAGCTGCACATGGCGGATTTATCCAGCAAGTGCAACCCTCAACTGGTGGATACTCAAGCACACCGGGGCAGCCATCCTCAGGACATGGTTCACCTTCTTCGTATTTAGTAATACTCATCGTAGCTCACCAGGTACTTTCCTCTCTCGAATACATAGCTGCGCTTCACGAAGCCGGGCTTGGGCCTCGAACAATTTATGCTCGTAGATAACAACCTGGCGCTGCTTCCTAGCTGCATACGATTTAAGTGCAAGAAATTGTGTTGGCTGTGCCCAGTCAGCCAAGTCCCCGGTGACCTTTCTCCAGCGTTTATGAACGCTTGTAGGACTTGCATATTTTAGCCAAACCCCACACCGTGTTACCTTAACAATCTCATACGAGTCAATCGTGAATGTACTGATTGTTGGCATCAGGTCAGCATCAACAGCTCTATACATTAGTTTACCTACTTCCATAATAACCTCCATTTAGTTACAGAAGATCGGTCACATTATGACCGAACTATGATGTTATTTCATCCTCCTACAGTACGTCTAGCATAGTCATAATCTCATGCGCCAAACCAAGTATCTTCTGCTGCTCAGCTCCCATCTGCTCTAGCCATGAAGCACATACAGGTGGTTGCTTGCCTTCTTCAGGCATATCAGGCAAATTCTCAGCACCAAGAAGGGCAGAGAGTTTATGGTATACTGTTGATTTAATATCCTCCATACGTGCAACTGCCTCATGCGCATCCTTGTAGCAGCCCATAAAGCGAGTGTCAGTATACGGGCTTGCTTCAACGGTCTTAGCATTCATGTCATTACTCATTGTTATTCTCCTCTTATTTAAGTTTTTTAATCTCTGCTAGAATGTTTTTAAAGTCTTCGACCGCAAGACTAAGTTCATCCTTTGAGCATACCAGCGCACACATCATCTTAACATGTGGCCAGTATCGGCGACGTGGGCAACCTTCCCGTGGACTTTTAAGATCTCGACTAGCAAAGCATGCTGCTAGATTCTCAAACCTTGTGTGCAGTTCTTTATCTAGTACTGTATACTTGTCTTTAGTTAGTACAGGCATTTATTCCTCCTTTCCTTCCCAGTACTCATGCGCTGCTGGCACAATTGCTGACGCAGCGACAAAATAACACTCCCCGGCAACTAACAACTGTTGAATGGTACCAAGACCTTTTCTTTCGTACCACTTTCCAACATACGTATACGCTTCCTTATATATATTCTTGAGTACATCAGGATGATGCACATATACTGGCTGGTAGAATGTACTAGCTGATACACACGCACGAAACTCGTTAAATTCCTGGTGGTTCTTAGCCACAACGTATAGTTTTTTCACCTGTTCCTCCTTCGAGATAGTCTGGCCATTTTATTTCTTACCTTCCGACGCCGGGCAGCTGCGCAATTAAGCGTACTATTTCTCTGTCCGACAGGTATTGGTGTGACCTGATCACTGCCTCGTGGAATGAAGCTGGTCATTCCAATCATTCCTGCAATCATACTTCTCAACTCAGATTTATTTGTTGCCATCTTATTCTCCTTCCAGAACATCGGTCATAATGTGACCAAACTCTACTTCTTATTAAGTAAATGTTTAATATACAAATCTTTTATAACCTTCCCAGGTTCAACATACCCGAGGCAATGGTGCTGTTGGTTATACACCACCTTTCTAACCGTTGCCTCCAAGTATAGATTACGCCGGTGTAGACTGTAGTTTTCATAAGACACCAGCATCATAATAGCCAGTAGTATGGTAATAATAACTAGCCTCATTTTCTACTCTGTTTTTCACAGTATATAACTACTATGAGCGCAAGGATAAAGTACACCACTATGATTTCTGCCATCACTTCCTCCTATAATACTTAGCAGCTAATTGACTATACACTTGTGCAATAGCTACTTCAGCATTTGTCAGAGCCCGCCACTGCTCTAGTGAGAGATACTCACCAACTGTCTTTTTACAACCTTGCAGCTGCATAGCTAAAGCATGCACTCGCCCAATAGCAAAGTTACGTTGACCAGCTTTATTCTGTCGCCAGCGCTTCTTATACTTAATCTTAGTCATATTCCCTCCTACACCAGTATCTGAAGTTTCACTGCAGAGAATGATAATTCTTTCTCTCCATCCACAGCCAGTTCACCATAAAACCAGCCAGCATTGTGTTTATCACTTGTCATAACTATAACAAGTCCCTTCATACCAATAAACTCTTCTTTACGTGCGTAGTAAGCATCAAAAATTCCTATATCAGAAATTCGTGCTTGTGCACCTACTATAGGTGCAGTCATAGCATCTTTCCAGTGCTTAGTATCCGGCGTACCCGGTATAAGGTTGGTCCTTGCGCAGAACCCACCGGAAATGTCCTTACTCATGTCGTGGACTTTCTGGGACATGCCGGGGAGTTCCGGGGCGTCGGGTAGTTCTGTTGTTATGAGTGAGTTCCCCGTGGGACTGTCGGGTGACTGGAGTGTTTCTACCGATTTCTTCTTTGTTGGTGCCGGACCAGCGGCCGGTATGCGGCCGCTACTGATATTAATTTTCGGGTACCTTTCTTTTACCAAAGCTTCTAGCAAAATGAGATAGTTGATAATATCACCTATCTTCTCTTCCCACTCACCCATAAGAGTGTGCTGGGCATAATCAAGCTTGGCAATAAAGTCATTCAGTGCCACAATGTGCTTGGTCATGAAACCCTGCAACGCTCGTTCAGGAGAACAACTTAGTAATCTCCCAGCGTCTTTAAAGTTGCTCAACCTGTCAGAACCAGCAGCGTACACATCTGCTTTATGCTCAAGAATATTCTTACAAGCTCTAACTCGACCATTTAGTATTTTACTAAAGTCTTTTCTGTTCATTCTTTCCTCCGTTACTGTATAGTTGGACTACCAGATACAACCACAGGAAGATCTTTCATCTTGTCAGCAGTTGTAACTATATCATAGATGTATGCGTCAATAATAGTAGCGCATGTGTACTCATACTCTTTAAGTTGCTCTAAGATTTTACCACCTTCTTCAGTAAATAGACGGGAAAGGATTACAGTAACCGGACTGTCTGAATAATGCTCCAGCATATAATTCAAACCAGTATATACTAAATTGATACGATCTTTTGTACTGAGATGTTGTATTGCATTTATTATACTAACACCAGCAGTTCGATCTTGTGCATACTTAGTAACAAATTGCTTAAATTTACCTTTAGTCATACTACTCTCCTATCATATTTACAAGTTCAAGTGCAACACAACTAACTGGTACGCCGCCGCTAGTTGATATATGCTCATGTTTTACTTTCAACCATTTCTCTCTCCATAGTCCTCCTTCCCAGATAGCAATCCTCTCAGCATGACTAAGTTTACCAGCACTAACTGCGAATGCCTGCCGTTCTTTACTGGTTACAATAAAAGAACCTACCATTCCTTTAGCTTCACCATCCTCAGATACTGCCTCATTTACCGCAACAATCCAGTAGTAATCAACCATGGTTGGCTTATACTTCAACAGCCAATTACTTCGCTTCATCTCATAAATACCTTTAGGGTGTCGGAGTATTAAACCTTCATACCCACGATTAAGCATCTCTTGAGTCCAAGCACCAATTACCTGGGGACTGACAACGAATGATTCAACTACTGGTGTAGCCTCATGCTGGGGTATTTCCAGTAGCTTAGCACAACGGACAACTTGGTAGTCATTTGATTGGATATCGAAAATGTGGAATTGTAGCTTGTCATCGTCAGGATGCCTGTTCTTCTTTCTATTAGCGACCGAAGCAATCTTATCTCTGGACCAGCCGTGTTTATACAACTCACCATCATATCTCCAGTGTGGTAAGTGACGCAGAGCATCTTTTATAGGTTCTTTAAAAGCAAACGCATTCCCATAACTACTAAACAGTATCGGCTCATCTTCAAACCATTCAATCCTGCAGCGTTCTCCGTTCAACTTGGGTTGTCCGATGCAGTTGGGATAGAAGTCTGCTAATTTTGTGGTAGTCATTGGATGTGCAAGCATTATTCCTGTTCTTTCTAGTCTTCCCATGCTTATCCCTCCATTCTATTTCAGCATCTGTTGGTAGTAACCTATAATCCATCCTATTCTGCTTAATATTATGCAGGGTTGATTCAGGGCAGCCAGATTTTATCGACACCTGCCGTATGGGCATCTTTCTCATCATCTTTTTCAGTTTGATGAACATCTCTTGAGATATTATCCACTTTCCCATATAACCTCCTTACAAAATCTATCTCTAGTGGATTATTTGCTACCAGCATAGCTGCATTAAATGACTTACCCGCACGCTTCATCAACCGAAATAATCTACTTATATCTCTGGCTGGCTCAGCCGTATGTCGTTCAATCTTACCATTACTACGCTTGATAAATGCAGCATTTTGTTCGACAGGTAAGCGGATAGCGACTATCCACCACTTCCTATCACGCAACCTGGCGGTAATATTAATAGCTGTTGTTTCATCGTCCAGTGGAAGTCTGTCTACAATAGTTGCTAACTCTTTGGAACGCTTGTGTGCATCCAAGCGATTAATCGCCGGTATAAAGAGTATATCGTCAACTCCTAAATCCGCCAGACTATCAACCCATTTCCGCATAACGCTTACCTCGCAGAATGATACTTATCAACTCAGACTTAGACTTTTGACTAAGAAAGTCTCTACAACCTCCACAAGTACCAACTATTCTACGTTCTTCCATATAAGGTAAATGCTGGTAATTTTGTAGCTCTTTGAGTGGAATAAGCTCGGATGTTAAAACACTGACGTTGCCGGGTGTAACCTGCATATAGTACAATCTATGGTACTCAGTGCTACAGATTTTACATGTCTGTATAACCTCCAGCATATATTCTTCTGCTGGCTTAGCGGTTGACTTACGTTTAACTGCAGGTTTCTCCCGATTCTCTGCCAACTTTTCCAGAACAGCGTCAAGAATACCAATAGATCTCAACGTGTCAATTTGCTCTTTTGATAACATTGACTTAATATCCATTACAGTTCCTTAATTTTCAGTTTAACATCTTGGACTAGCGCTTGAAACGCTGCGAGTGCCACATCAAGCACAAGTGGCTGATGGTTTAGTTGAATATTTTGTAATGTCAGCTTTATAAGATTTTCACCAAAGTCTGACATTGGTGGCCTGGTGCCATCACGCAGGGTAAAGGTTCTATCTCTTAGTGAGTATCCAGTGATTCCAGTTTTTGTCAATGTTGTAAATTCTTGAATACTATTTAGTACTTCTCGCACTTCTCCCATATTCATTTCAATGCCTCCAATTCCAACTTCTGGTCAGGTGACAATACTTTCAACACTTCGCCTGTGCTTTTAATCAGTACCATTTTCCCTAGTATATCTGCCCGCCAGATGCTTATCTTATACATCTCATTTGGGAAAGAAGTGATACTGATATGCAGGTCATCCTTCATGCCATCTGGTAAAGATTGAAACCTTCGGTAAAGTCCAGTCCGTAAAGACTCTGCCTCCTTTTTACTGTCAAAGGGGATTTCTATCCTATCCCCTTCTTCAAGTTCTAAGATTGCGTCTACAATACTGTCTCTCATTTACACCTCCATTTCATTTCAAGAACATCGGTCACAATATGACCAAACTATATTATTGATTCAGCCCAGGCTAGGGCACTATTCTCGCAGTGATATAATAATAGATAAATAGGCTGTGTAGCTCTGGTATCATATCCTGCGGCTTCAGCAGCCATATCACATGCTGTGCGCAATGTCATCTTGTATACCTTATTTTTAGTATCCCATGACTCATCATATAATCTAGCTGCTTCACAGATAGTCTTTGCAAGTTCTTTCATTTAACCCTCCAATTTATTGCCACCAATCTTATTTTCCCATCGCTGGCCAAGTCCAGTACCAAGCTTTCCTTCTGTAGCTGAAAAGTATTTCCAACAGTTTGGGCAGACCCAAGCCCAGGTAGTCCAGGTTGGATGTTCTTTTGTACCAGCTATTCTAACTCGGCCATCAATAATTTCAGGTATCTCATCACCAGGCTTTGTGCATAAATCGCAAGCATGTACTGCTGTAAGTTTCATATAATCACCTCCTTTCTTTTTATCCTTTATATCCCCACTATATCATATATCATTAAGGTTGTCAAGTATTTTATTTAGCCATTATCCATTATCATTAAGTCTGTACTCTGTATTCATTATCCATTATTCATTATTAGGACGGGTGTTTCTAGCCCATTTTTTCTGACCGAACTTTAAATCTTACCAGTTGGTCCATTAAGGTGTTGAACCTGTAATTCCTTAAATGTCCTCTAGGCCCTATAATATATAATTATATATATATATAAATATCTATATAGATAAAAATATA